ATGTTTATTGCCATGGATAACAATCAACAGAGGTGGAACTGTATCAAGGAGGTCCCACCTACAACAGCTGGTCCTTTCTATTGCTTGGCTTGTCACAGTCAAGTGCGTCTAAAAAATGGCTCGGTTCTACGGGCTCATTTTGCTCATGTAGAATTACAGCATTGTCCCTATCATCACGAAGCTGAGAGTTTTGAACATCTGGAATTGAAAGCCAGTCTTTATGACTGGGCCTCTAGGGAGTCTAATACAGAAGTAGAAAGTTATTTAGCAGATTTTCAACAAATTGCCGATCTTTTGGTAGTAGACAAGAACTTAGCTTTAGAAGTGCAGTGTAGCTCCCTATCTTTAGAACGCTTGAAGGAGAGAAGCGATGCGTATCGATCCCATGGTTACCAGGTCTATTGGTTACTTGGTAAAAAGTTGTGGCTCAAGGAAAGGTTAACAAAACTGCAGGCTGGTTTTCTTTATTTTAGTCAGAATCGAGGGTTCCATCTTTGGGAATTGGATTTGACAAAGAAAGAGCTACGTTTACAATACCTCATTCATGAGGATTTACGAGGGCGATTGCATTATCAAACAGAAATTTTCCCTTTTGGTCAAAGGTCTTTACTAGAAGTCTTACGGACCCCTTATCTTTCGCAACCCATGCAGCAAATGGCAGTCGAGCTCGATCGGACATTTTTAACTTATATACAGCAGCAACTCTTTTATCGTCACCCAAAGTGGATGAAACTTCAGGAAGAACTCTATTTGCAGGGACACCATTTACTAGAGAAAGATCTAGACTATTTTTATCCTCTGTGTCGTCCCATTGTTTCAGACTACTTCATTCAAATTGAGGGCGATCTCAAAGATTATTACAAGCGATTTCTCACGTATTACAAGGAGCAAGGAATTAAGCCAGTCCAAACTCTTTATTCTCCCTGCTTTTATAAGGAGCAGAAAAGATAATTTTCTGTGTTGGAATTCCCCACCAAACACTATTTTTATGCTAAAATAGTAACACTAGCCCCCAAGGCCTTGATATTACTGACTTTTCAAGGGGTCAGAAGTGACTGAATACGGGACTGAATACGACATTTTTATATTACCATGTATTCAAGCAATTTCTCCACTGTATCGGATCGTTGTTCTTCCGTTATGTGTGTATATAGATCCAGCGTTATCTGGACAGTGCTATGCCCCAGCCTATCCGAAATGTTTTTAGGTTCTACCCCCGCGCTAAACAGCAATGAAGCGTGTGTGTGTCGTAGCCCGTGAGGCGTGATTGGTTTAATGCCGTGGTCAGCTATAAAGCGCTTGAAATAGGGAATGAAATTATGAATGTGTACCCACTCGGCACGCTGATTCGTGAAGATGAAATTATCATCGCCTTCAAAATGCTTGCCGTTTTTAAAATAGATCTTTATCTGGTCCTTTTTCCAGCTTTTTAGAATTGAAAGCGTGGTAGGATCAATCGAAATTACGCGTTTGCTATTTTTTGTTTTGGGCGTCTGAAGAGTTTGTTTTTCTTTGATCCGGGTAGCCGTTTTATCGACGGTTATTTTTTTATTTTCGAAGTCAATATCGGACCATTTCAAGGCGAGGGCTTCCCCTTGTCGTAACCCAGTATAGCTCATTAAATGCACCAGCGGGAAGAAATAAGAGAGCGTGGCTGTTTGAGCTAGTTTTAAAAACTCTTTTAACTCTTCCTTGGTTAAGAAATTACCTTTTCTTTGGGTTTGACGACTTTTCGGCTTGATTACTTTGTCAAAAGGGTTTGAATCGAGTATATCCATTAAAACGGCATACTTAAAAATTCGATTAATAACTGACAGATAGTGATTATAAAGTACATAGTTTTTATTCAGTTCAATAACGACTCTTTGACAGTATGCGACTGTTATTTTTTTTAGCTTCAACTCTTTAAAATGTTCTTCAGTCATTTTCTCAACTTTTGACTTGACGTTTTCAAAAGTGCTGGGCTTTACGGTGGTTTTATAATTTTCTAACCACAAGGAAGCTAGTTCTTCGAATGTAGGATCTTGAAAACCGTCCGATTGATTCGACGGAAGCCCGTTCTCTTCCACGTCAAGCAACAAATTTCTTTCAGCTTGTTTGGCTTCTTTAATGGTTTTAAAGCCCCGGCGCGTGGTCCGCCGTTCTTTGCCGGTTATGGGATCAATTCCCAGATAGGTCTGAAATAAGTAACGAGTCTCCCCGTTTTTTGTTGTATATTTTTTTATCATGTCTTTCCTCCGTTGGCTTGCCCGCACAATTGAAAGAACGAAATGATTTTGCTATACTTAACTTATATCATGTTTTCCCCGTGGCTTGCCTCGGGGCTTTTTTTATTCGAAAAATAGTTTAATATTTTCTGCTTGGGCGTTGGTGATCTTGGCTTTAATTGTCTTGACTTCGTTTGTCTCGATATTTCGCAAGTACAACTTGGCAAGTCCCGGCTTTTCCTCTTGAGTGGTGATAGTATCTGTGCTTACTTTGCCTTTTCGTTTTCCAGACGCACCGATCACACCACCCAAAATTGTACCGACTGGCCCAAACGCTGAACCGATTCCGGCACCTAAAAGAGCACTCCCTTTTTTACCTTTCTGTTTGGTCGTCCCGGTCGTTTTTGTATGCTCTATAATAGTAGAACCCTCAAATTGAAAATTCTCAAACTCAAACAGCTCGGGAGTGTCTGAATAGAATCCGATATAATACAGGCCGTCAATTGTCTTTCGAATCGTTGTATTCCCGATTGAAATTTTCGTTTCTTGAGCAGCTTTCTTTCTCATTTCATTCATCGATGAAATTCCGTCTGCTGTCTTTTCAGTCGCTTTTTTGGCGAGATCCTTGATTTTACTATAGTCCATGTCTTTTCTCCTTTATCCAACCAAGCGATAGTATTCGTCTATTACCATTAATTCATCGGCCGTCGTTTTGAGTTCGTGGCGCTCCATGAAATGTACATAATTAAACTCGCTCGCATCTCCAGCTGCTAACTCTTCCTTTAATAGCGCGTGTATCATGGCCCTGTTAGCTTCATTTTCGCACTTGATCGGGTTAATGGTATATTCGGCCGTCGTGTGCTCTAAATGGCCCAGCTCGTGCAATATTACGCGTTTCTGAGCCTCCCTAGTTAGTGACTTATTGACGAAAATGATCTTCATATCAGATAAGATCATTCCGGGCCGTGGCCACAAGTCGTTGTCAAAGTAAGCGAGCGTGACGCCCGCTTTATCACAAATTTCTTCTATCATAATCTTCCTTTGAAATATATATCGAGAATATTTTCAATCGCTTCGATATCTTCTTCATTTAATGGTTTTCCGTCGAACGTTTTCGCGCTTTTGGCCAGCTCGCGGAGATCCAAGCCTGACAGTTCAGGATCAGATTTTACCTCGCGTCCTCGTGGCACATCATAGCCCATTAACCAAGCCTCAGAGACATTAAAAGTCAAAGCTAAAAGAGCGAGCTTCTTTTGATCTGGTGCTTGTATTCCGTTTACGTATTGAGAAAGAGCACTTTTTCCGAGCTTGACCCCTAATTTTTCTTGAAACGGTTTTGAATTATTGATAACGTCGACTTGTTTCCAGCCTCTCTCAGTCATTAATTCTCGAAGCCGGTCAGCGGTTTTATATTTTCTCATGGTGTTCATCTCCTTTTTTCTACTATAGTATAACACACCAAAAGAAAATAAAAAATAAAAAAGTTCAAAAAAAATGAAGAAAAGTTCAAAAAAAATGAAAAAAGTTATTGACAAAGTTCATGACGCATGATATACTTTATTCATCGAGTTCATAAGACGTGAACAAAAAGAAAGGAGGGATAATATGAGCAACGATTATTCAAAACTTTTAGGAAAGATTACCGAGAAATTCGGTACACAAGCGGAATTTGCCAGCGCCTTGGGAATATCAGAGCGAAGCGTATCGCTGAAGCTGAATAACAAAATCTCTTGGAAAGATAGCGAGATCGCGAAGGCAATCGAAGTTCTCGAGATCGATCCAGAGAATATCCCGGCTTATTTTTTTAAGTACAAAGTTCAACAAGTATGAACAAAAAAGCACCCGAGCGAATAAGCTCGAGCACTTAAAAAATATCTACCTTAATTATATCAGAAAGTGCTTGCCCGCACAATTGGAGGAACGAAGAAATGGAGGAGCTAAACTTGCCACCCTTGATCTCGGACGAGATCGCGAAAGTCTATCTCAGATCGATCGTGGATATCGTGAGAGACGAGTTAAAAAAAGAAATAGAAGAAAAACAAATGCCACTCGATCAGAAAGCCTTAATGAAAAAATTCGGCTTCGATCATGGCTATATTAAAAAGCTAGAGCGTCGAGGACTTGCATTTCGGAAGCAAGGAAAAAAGAAAATGTACGATGTCCGGGACGTTTACGAAGTTTTAGAAAAAGAAAAGGAGTATTTAAAATGAATGAAATTATTATTTCTGGGCAAGTTGCCGGAACAGTCGCGATCGGGGGCGTGTGCTTCATCGCCGGCCTTATCGTATCGTGGAAGGACCACAAGAAACGAATGAGAATCGCGAAAAGCGAAACGCTCAAAGCTATCGAAGAAGGCCTTCCAGAGCACAATGCACAAGTCATTGAGCAATACGAAGACGAACTGGCAAGTCACCGAAAAAATATGAAGCTATACACCGAATCGCCGGAGGTGCCGTTTCATGTTTGGTAATAAAGCCCGCAAGATCAAGCAACAAGCAAAAACAATTGATCGAATGTGGCTTGCAAACTTGCAACAAACCGAAATTCTGAAAGCTACACTTGAGCGGGAAGAACGATTACTTGACGAGCTCGCTCGTCTGAAAGGAGAGTTAAGAAATGGTAACAATTAACAAGCTCGAGATCGAAAACGTGAAACGCGTTAAAGCGGTCAAGATCGAGCCGTCAGCAAAGGGGCTGACCATTGTCGGAGGGAATAACAACCAAGGCAAAACAAGCGTATTAGACGCGATAGCGTGGGCCTTGGGTGGTAACAAATACAAACCCTCACAGGCACAGCGCGAGGGATCAACAATTCCCCCGAGCCTAAAAATCACGCTATCAAATGGCCTTGTCGTTGAACGTAAGGGCAAGAATAGCGATCTAAAAGTCATTGATCCGAGCGGGAACAAAGCCGGCCAGAAATTGCTTGATAGCTTTGTCGAAGAGCTGGCCCTTGATCTTCCGAAATTTATGGAAATGAACGATAAAGATAAGGCGTCAACGCTCTTGCAAATTATCGGCGTCGGAGATCAGCTCGTCCAGCTTGAAATGGAAGAAAAAACCAAGTACCAAGAGCGACACGCGATCGGCGTCATTGCTGACCAAAAAGAAAAGTTCGCGAAAGAACAGCCGTATTATCCAGACGCACCGAAAGAACTCGTTTCAATCGCGGACTTGATCCAACAACAACAAGAAATTCTCGGGCGGAATGGCGAAAATGCTCGCAAGCGTCAGAATCTCGCGAGAATCGAAAATGACTATCAAGGGGCACTCGCAAACGTTCAACGTTTGGAAGATATGCTCAAGGAAGCTCGAGAAAAAGAACAGGGGCTTGCTCAAGACTTGGATATTGCTCGCAAAGACGCGCAAGATCTTATCGACGAATCAACGCAAGAGATCGAAGACAGTATCGCGAATATCGAGCAGATCAACCTCAAAGTCCGGGCAAACCTTGACAAAGACAAGGCCGAAGAAGACGCAAAGGTTTACCGCGAACAATATCGCGAGTTAGATCTTGTGATCGAAGGAATTCGCAAACAAAAAACGGACTTACTCACAAATGCAGATTTACCGCTCCCGGGGCTTTCCGTGGAAGATGGCGAGCTCTTATACTTGGGTCAACGTTGGGATAATATGTCTGGCTCGCAACAATTGCAAGTGGCAACGGCTATCGTTCGCAAACTCAAGCCAGAGTGTGGCTTCGTTCTTATCGACAAGCTCGAGCAGATGGACCAAGTGACATTAATGGAGTTTGGGGCTTGGTTGGAGCAAGAGGGCTTGCAAGCTATCGCGACTCGCGTTTCAACTGGTGGCGAGTGCTCGGTTATCATCGAGGACGGGTACAGCGTCGCACCAGAGACATATCAAACACCTACAGCATGGCAAGGTGGCTTTTAACAGAAAGAAGGAAAAATCATGAAAAAAACAGAGAAATTTATCGTATTGCGTGACAAAAACACTGGCGACTATATCCAAAATTACAAAAACAATGAGGGCGCGTTTACATTTTCAGCACGTTTGACGAGTGAAATTCAAGACGCTGCAACTAATCTAGTTGATTCAATCGAGATCGCTGAAAATGACGGTCAAAGCCTAAAAGCACTCGCCCAAGGTTTGGGGAGTGAGATCTTGGTCGTAGAAGCAGAATATACACTCAAAACGCTCGACGGAGAAGAGCCGAAAGATCTGACCGATGAGATCGAAAGTGCAAAACGTAAACACTTTGAAAACTTTCTTCGTGGGCTTTTAGGCGACAACGACGAGGAGGAGTAAAAAATGCAGATCACAAGAGGAAGAAAGGCACGGGCGCAAAAAGTCGTGATTTATGGCCCGGAAGGGATCGGAAAGTCTAGCTTTGCGAGTCAATTCCCGGATCCGGTATTTATCGATACGGAAGGATCAACCGATAATATGGACGTGGCCCGTATGGACAAGCCCACAAGCTGGGCAATGCTCAAGAACGAGATCGCGTTTATTAAGGCGAATCCGGACGCTTGCAAGACACTAGTCATTGATACGATCGACTGGGCCGAACAGCTCGCGGTCGATTATGTATGCTCGCAACACCAGAAAAACGGAATTGAAGATTTTGGCTGGGGCAAGGGATATACATACGTTCAAGAGGAGATCGGGCGTCTATTAAATAGCTTGTCCGAATTAGTGGACAACGGGATCAATGTCATTTTGACAGCCCACGCACAAATTAAAAAATTTGAACAGCCGGACGAGATGGGATCTTATGACCGATACGAGTTAAAGCTCGGACAAAAGACCAGCTCAAAAACGGCTCCACTGGTCAAGGAATGGGCCGATATGGTGCTCTTTGCGAATTATAAGACAATCGTCATGACGACGGACACCGGAAAGAAAAAAGCCCAAGGGGGCGAACGTGTCATGTACACGAACCACCGGCCAGCATGGGACGCAAAGAACCGTCACGGCTTGCCAGATCAGCTTCCGTTTACGTTTGAGAGCGTGGCCCATATCTTCAACGCACCGGCTCCCGTACCAACCGAACAGCCGGCACCGGCACCAGCTCCACAACCAGAGCCACAGCAACAACCGGCACAAGAGCCACCACAACAAAGCATTAACGAGCAATTGCAAGAGGCTGCTCAAGAGGTGGCCCAAGAAATGGGACGAGCTCCACAAGCCGGGCTCTTACCACAAGCCTTGATCGACTTAATGGCACCGAATAACGTTACCGAAAACGAGTTACAAGAGGTTGCTTATATTCGAGGACACTTCCCGATGGGAACACCGATCGAAAATTTCCCGGCGAATTACTGGGATATGATCGTGGCGAATTGGGACGCGACGCTTGACGTCATTCAAAACCAAGTCCGGAAAGATCCAGAATTCCCCTTCACGGTGTAGATTTTGGGAATTAGAAATCATAGCAAAATATAACGAGGAGTATCTATGAAAGATAAAACTATTAAAATCGATTTGTCGAAAATTGCAAATACAGCCTTACAAGAAAAGGTTGACAAAGAACTTGAAAAAGTCCTTGAGAATATTCTGGACCTCAATACAGAGGCTAAAACAACCCGTAAGGTCACGATCACACTAACGATGTCAACTGACGATGAGCGAACTGTTGTAAATACAGGTATTGAAGTTAAATCCACTTTGGCACCGCAGAAAGGTGTCGCAACAACTGTCATTGTCGGTCGCGACGACACTGGTAAAATTCACGCTAACGAGCTCAAAAGTGGTATTCCGGGCCAAACTTACTTCGATGAAAACGGAGACATGAGAACTGACACTGGCGAACTCATCGAAAAGATTGAAAAACAAAGTACAAATATCATTGATTACAACAAAAAGAAAGCAGGTAACTAACTATGACAGAAAATCTCAAAGAAGCATTATCTTACACAGTCGAACTAGCGGGTAAAGAAAACAAAATCATTCGTTCAGGAACTGGGAAGGAATATTTTGATGGCAATAAATATAGCTTACAGGAACTTAACCCTCGTAAGTACGCACCTATCCTTGAACTTCAGACACTCAAGAGCCTTGTCGATTATCTCAAATCAGATAATGACTTAATCGGTAGTCGTAAACTTGTAGTTGTCGTGGATAGTTTCCGAGAAGTATCTGTATATGATCAAGTTGATTTTGAAAATGGCAAACGTCCTCAGCTTGTATCTATAAGAGCATCTGTCCCAGTTATTCCATTCAGCAATTGGCGCGACCAAGAAGAATTTAATATCATGTTGCAGTCTATGTTTATCGATGATGCAGACCGCAATTTGGTCTTAGATTTTGCTAGTCATTTAAAAATCGAAAAAGGCGCAGAAGTACAGGACAATGGCATCAGTCAAATGGCGACGGTTCGTGATGGTGTAGCAAGTCTAGCACAAGCTAAGACTCCAAATCCAGTGACCTTGCGTCCATATCGTACTTTCAACGAAGTAGAGCAGCCTGCTAGTCAATTCGTTTTTCGCATCAACAAATCGGCGAACCTTGCGCTCTTTGAAGCAGATGGCGGTAAATGGAAATTAGAAGCCGTCGAAAGCATCGCGAATTATTTAAAAAATGAACTCGCTAGCAACAAAAAAATTACTATTTTAGCTTAAAGGAGAAAATTATCATGACACAACAACAATTTAATAACAACTTTGAACGTGAATTTGGCTGGGAGGACACGATCCAAAAGGACTCCGAATTTGTCCTATTGCCCGATGGCCTATACTGGTTCACGGTTAAGGAATACGAGCGCGGACGTCACACGCCGAACCCTCAAAACCCCGGCAAGTTGCCAGCTTGTCCAAAAGCAACAGTACATCTTACTATCGTAGCAAACGAAGGCGAAACAGAACTCCGCCACAATCTCTTCTTACACAGTTCAACCGAGAGAATGTTATCAGCGTTCTTTGGAGCTATTGGACAAAAACGTAAAGGCGAACCGCTTCGTATGGATTGGAACGCGATCATCGGGAAAGTCGGAGTTTGTAAGGTTGGATCTCGCGAGTATAACGAGAACAAGTACAACGAAGTAAAAGGTATGATTTACGCCGAAGACGTGGACTATACAAAAGTTTTGAACGCGCAACCGGGACAATATCAACAACAACCAGCGCCAGCATACCAACAACCAGCGCCACAGTATCAACAACCAGCACAAGGAGGCTTCACAGGAGGGCCGTTCTAAAATAGGAGGTTCTAAAGTATGGAGTTAAGACCCTACCAACAAGAAGCACGGGAAGCCGTTCAGCGTGAGTGGCTAGAAGGTCGGAAACGCACTCTTCTAGTCCTCCCGACTGGGACGGGGAAAACCGTCGTATTTTCAAAGATCATTGAAGATCAAGTCAGAGAAGGGAAGCGCGTGTTAGTGCTCGCTCACAGGTCCGAATTGCTGGATCAGGCAAGCGACAAGCTCAAGACCGCGACGGGCCTCGGTACAGCATTAGAAAAGGCTGAAAGTACGTCCATGGGTTCATGGTATCGCGTCGTTGTTGGATCTGTCCAGACCATGCAACGGGAAAAGCGTTTAAGTCAATTCCCGCCCGATTGGTTCGATGTGATCGTGGTCGACGAGGCTCACCACGCTATATCAGATGGGTATCAAAAAGTATTAGGCTATTTCAAAGACTCGGAAGTCTTGGGGGTTACAGCTACCCCAGACCGTGGAGATATGAAAAATCTCGGTTCATACTTCGACAGCTTGGCTTACGAATACTCACTCGTACAAGCGATTAAAGAAGGCTATCTATCCAAAATTAAGGCCTTGACGATTCCGCTCGATCTCGATCTGTCCAGCGTGGCAATGTCCGCGGGAGATTTCAAAGCGAGTGACGTTGGAACGGCCCTCGATCCGTATCTGGTACAGATTGCGGACGAAATGGCCAAGTATTGCAAGGATCGAAAAACAGTCGTCTTTCTTCCGCTAGTTAAGACAAGCCAAAAATTCCGCGATATCTTAAACGAGAGAGGCTTTAAGGCAGCCGAAGTAAACGGCGAATCGAAAGACCGGGCCGAAGTGCTCGAGGACTTTGAAAAAGGACGCTATAACGTCTTATGTAACTCTATGTTACTAACGGAAGGCTGGGATTGCCCGTCGGTTGATTGCGTGGTCGTATTAAGACCGACGAAAGTCCGGGCGCTCTATTCGCAGATGGTGGGACGTGGAACGCGTCTATTTCCCGGAAAAGACGAGCTTCTATTGCTAGACTTTTTATGGCACACAGAACGGCATGAGCTTTGTCGTCCGGCTCACTTAATTTGTGAGAGCCCGGAAGTGACAAAAAAGATGGTCGAGAACATGGAAGAAGAGACGGGCGTCGTGCTCGATCTCGAAGCAATGGAAGCCAAAAGTGCGGAGGACGTCGTCACAGAACGTGAAGAAGCACTTGCGAAACAACTCGCAGAAATGCGCAAGCGTAAGAGAAAGCTCGTCGATCCGCTTCAATTTGAAATGTCAATCCATGCTGAAGATCTTTCAAGCTATGTTCCTAATTTCGGCTGGGAAATGGCCCCGCCGTCTGAAAAACAACTCAAGGCCCTCGAAAAATACGGGATCTTTACCGATGAAGTGGGTAGCGCCGGAAAAGCGAATATATTGCTTGACCGCTTACACAAACGCCAGAGCGAAGGGCTCACAACGCCGAAACAAATCCGATTTCTTGAGAGTCGAGGCTTCCGAAATGTCGGAATGTGGAGCTTTGAGAGCGCTAGAAGCATGATTGATCGAATCGCAGCGAACGGTTGGAGATTGCCGGCAGGCGTGCGACCAGCCGAATATGTACCAAATTAAAAAAGGAGAAAACAGTGGCAGAGAATGATTTTAATTTGTTACCGTTGCTGGATTACATCAATCCTGCCACGGTAGACTACCAGACATGGGTGAATGTGGGTATGGCCTTGAAGCACGAGGGCTACACAGCGTCCGACTGGGATAACTGGTCCCAAAACGATAGCCGATACAAGAAATTTGAATGTTTCAAGAAATGGGATACCTTCAACGAAGAAGCAGGAACGATCGTGACGGGTGGGACGATTGTCCAGCTTGCGAAGGATCACGGCTGGGTAAATCCATATTCGAGCGATAGCGAGGGAGCCCATGAGCTCGATTGGAACGATACGATCGATCGGGACTATCGCTTGATCGATAAGAGCTGGATCGAAGGGAAAGAGATTCATGAGCCTACAAACTGGAATCCAGTACAAGAGATTATTAAATATCTCGAGGCTTTGTTTGAATCGTCCGAAAATGTCGGTTATGTCACGGAGAGCTATCCAAAAGTAAACGACGAGACGGGCGAGATCGAGAAATGGCTTCCGACCAAGGGAGCCTATGACCGGACCGCGGGTCAACTGATCGAGCAGCTATCCAAATGTAACGGCGATATAGGGGCGGTCCTCGGTGACTATCACAAGGAAGCGGGGGCGTGGATCCGGTTCAATCCGCTTGATGGTAAGGGGGCCAAAAACGAGAACGTAACTGATTATCGTTACGCGTTGGTTGAGTCGGACAGCATGAGCGTAGAAAAGCAAAACGCCATCTATAAAGAGCTTGAATTGCCGATCGTGGCCCTTGTCTATAGTGGAAACAAGTCCTTACACGCGATCGTGAAAGTGGACGCAAGCAATTACGACGAGTACAGAAAGCGCGTTGACTACTTATATAAGATATGCCAAAAGAACGGGATCTCGGTCGATACACAAAACCGCAACCCGTCGCGCTTGTCCCGTATGCCGGGGTTCGAACGGAACGGCCAGAAACAATTCTTAGTTGATACCAATATCGGTAAAAGCAATTGGGAAGAATGGTACCAGTATATTGAAGACTTAAACGACGATCTTCCAGATCCGGAAGGGCTGGGCGATAGCTGGGACAACTTGCCAGAGCTCGCGCCCGAGCTGATCGAAGGCGTCCTTCGCCAAGGACACAAAATGCTGATCGCTGGGCCGTCAAAAGCCGGAAAGTCGTTTAGTCTAATTGAAATGTCGATCGCAATCGCTGAGGGCAAGAAATGGCTTGAATGGAACTGCACACAAGGCAAGGTCCTATATGTCAATCTTGAGCTAGACCGTGCGTCATGTCTCCATAGGTTCCGCGACGTGTACGAAGCAATGGGGCTTCAGCCTAACAATCTCCAAAATATAGATATCTGGAATTTGCGCGGAAAGACTGTACCTATGGACAAGCTCGCGCCGAAATTGATCCGCAGATCGCTCAAAAAGAACTATATAGCGGTGATTATTGACCCGATCTATAAAGTTCTTACGGGTGATGAAAACAGCGCGGATCAGATGGCGCACTTTACAAATCAATTTGACAAAGTAGCGACAGAGCTCGGATGCTCGGTTATCTATTGCCACCACCACTCAAAAGGTGCTCAAGGGGGCAAAAAATCAATGGACCGGGCAAGCGGTTCGGGCGTATTCGCTCGAGATCCAGACGCGCTGATCGACTTAGTGGAGCTTGACGTGACAGAGGAGCTATTCGCGCAGCGTATCAATCATACGGCCACACGAATCTATAAAGACGCGATCCGAGCAATAAACATTGACTATTACCAAGACAACGTAAGCCTTGATGATCTCCAAAGCGCGAGCGTCATGAGAGAACACTTCGAACGTGCGATTCCAAACGTGCTCGAGCGTAAGCCGTGGACTGAGAAGATCGAACAAGCCCGTCGAGCGATTGAAATATCGACAGCGTGGCGCGTGGAAGGCACTCTTCGGGAGTTTGCCAAGTTCAAGCCTGTCAATATGTGGTTTAGTTATCCAGTGCATTTTCTGGACGATTCGGGAGTTTTGGCTGATATTAAGCTGGACGATGATAAGCCAGGCTGGTTGAAAGCTAAAGAAACTCGCAAAAAGAACGCAAAGGAAGACAAAAAGCAAAAGCTGATAGAGTTTGACGAAGCTGTCGAAAATGCGAATTTTGGTGAACCACCATCGAAAGAAGAGGTAGCTGAATATTTAGGAATTTCTGTAAAAACAGTTACTCGCAGATTAAATTCATCTAAAAAATATTGGTTCGATAAGAACTCAAATTTGATAAAAGAAAAAGGACAAGACCATAAAAACGTGGTCGTGTCCGAATGAGACAGCACCATAAATTTATGGTTGTGTCTTTGTCCTAAAAGGACAGACAAGACCATAAAAACGTGGTCGTGTCCCGGACAGCCACCTATATATTATATATATAGACAATGTCCTGTCGTCCATCATGTCCATACCTGTATAGACAGGGTTGCTTAAAACGCACCCTGTCATATACAAGGGTCATGGACTAAGCGCGAAAAATAAAATAAAAAAGAAAGGTAAAATAAAAATGTTTATTGCAGTACAAGGAAAATATATAAATGTCAATCATATAATTATGGTTGAAAAGATAGACACAAGTTCTGCTAAGATTTTCTTGAGCAATCAAAACGAACCTATCGAAGTTGCTTTATCTTATGCAAGTATTTTAGGCAAAATAAGCAGAGCTCTTGGAATATTAGAAAAAAGTAGAAAGGATTCCTTATGATTGAGTTCTTTTTGCCGATGGAAAAAATTCCAACAACAACGCACCAACAGAAAAAAGTAAACGTGAGAAATGGCAAGCCGATTTTTTACGAGCCCGAAGAACTAAAAAACGCACGGGCGAAATTTGAGAGCTTGCTTGCGCGTCACGTTCCCCCAGATAAGCTAAAAGGGCCAGTACGCCTTACGGTCAAATGGTGCTTCCCGATGATAAAAGGGGTACGATCTGGCCAGTACAAAACAACCGCACCAGACACGGACAATCTTCAAAAATTATTCAAGGATTGCATGAGTGAGGTTGGTTTTTGGAAAAATGACGCACAGGTCGCAAGCGAGATCGCTGAGAAGTTCTGGTCTGAGGTCGTGGGGATCTATGTCAGAGTGGAGGAGTGGGACGATGAATTATATACATTTCTTTAGTGTGGAGCTCCCGGACTTTATGGCTAGAAATAACCAAGCCGCGCAAAGCCTCGGTTTTGGTTCTGAGCGCTATTGGTTCTGGACCGTGGACGCGATCGCTGAGATCTGCAAAAAGTACCATGACGACGATTTAGTCGTTAAACAATTCGGGCTCTTGTTTGAATGGCTCGAGAAACAAGCGGAAGGAGTGAAAACGGCATGAGAGAGAAAACGTACTATGAAGTCTTGGCAGAGATGGAGCGGAAAAATAGCTCGCAATATGAAACATTGCTCGAGCTGGGCGAGATCTGCTTTTCTTTGATCGAGAAAATGGATCGAGGGGCAGTCCGAATCATTCCGGAAAAAAACGTCACAATTAATGGCAAAACTTACCGGATCACAATCGAGGAAACGAAATATGGAATTGATAAATTATGACAACGATCAACGTCAACGATTCCCGGAAAATTTAAGGCGCTTTCGGACAAAAAAAGGCTTATCGATGAATAAGCTCGCCCAACAGGTGGGGTGGGCACACAATACAATCGCGAGCTGGGAACGGGGTGAACGTATGCCTAGCCAATATGCGGTCGAGGATTTATGCATGTTTTTCGGGGTAACTGAAACGGATCTTTTCGGCTCGCCCGTCAAGCTCCGAACGTTTGCGTATTACCGCCGGGGAAAATTTGTTGCCTCGGGGACGTTACAGGAGATCGCAGATCAAACGAAATTGAAAGTCGAGAGCTTGCGCAGTTTGCTTTCAAGGCAAGAAAATTTTTATCCAAAACGACAGACTTTTCTTTTGGAGATCGAGGGTGAAGAAACGCGATATACCGTCGAGTTTACACAAACGTTCACACTCGAAGAGTTGGATCATTACGGGCTCGGGTGGCTTCGAAGTAGCCCGATCGCAGAATTGAAAACAGAATTAAAAGAGGTGACGGAATGAATAAGCAGGAGTTGATTGAGTATTGTGAGTCTTTGAAAGGCGATTTAAATAAGTTTATAAACGCAATTGATGTAAATAAGATTGTCGCAAAGATTGAACAACTAGACGAACCGCAACCGATTAAATTAAAAGACGTTATCGCGCGAATTAAAGGCTTTGAACTTGACACTCAAAAGGTATGGCTCAACGAAATTTTAAATGAGTTGGGCAATGAGTTGGGCAGTGATTACGGGACTTTGAAATACAAGGCTGGATATGAGCAAGGGAAGCTAGAGGGCGAATGGGTTGGTCAGCAATTAAAAGATGCTGATAAAATTCGGCAAGAGTTGAATAGGCCAACAGTACCGCAGTTCATGGCTGATTGGATCAATTATTGTAAAAATACAAATGTAACATTAGTCCGAGCTTTACTGGTTGAAGAATTGGATTTTTACAATTACGCAAACCAAGACGATTTTGCAAAATTGAAAGAGTTTTTGAAAGTTGAAAATAACCAAGAAATATTCGCCCGTGCATGGCTTGATGGCTACACAGTCGAGAAAGAGAAGCGGTATCTGGTGAAGATGAAGGGGGTGGATTCAAAAACTAATTATTTATACTATGGAATGGGATCAAAAACATGGTTATTCAAGGCAAAACTTATTGATGGGCTTTTCAGAAAAAGTCACACTCGCAAAGAGTTAGAAGAAGCTGGGTTTGGGGAAGTGTTCAATAGCCCACTGTTTGAAGTTGAGGAGGTGTATGAATAATGCCAAATTGGGCCAAAGGATCTCTTAAATTAAGAGGAAAAAGCGAAAATATTGCATCAGCATTGAATGAGATGCTATTAAGCGACACTGTAACATTAGAAGATGAATATGATGGCACTCTACTTAGATTCAACAACACAGCTCCCTATTTTTACATCAATGGAACAAGGCGAGCGTTTGTTGATCAAAAACAAATAGAAGTTTGGCTTGAACTTGAAAAAGAATTTTGTATCGTTGAACTGGATAATTTTAAGCAAGCATGGAGTGCTATTCCAGAAAATTATCAAGAAATTTCAAGCAAGTTTGATGTTGATATTAAAATTTTTACGTTTGAGTGTGGCATGGAATTCACACAGGAAATTGAAATTTCAAAAGGTGAAATTATCAAAAATATTTGTTATGAATACGATGATTATCAGTGGGAAGTTCCATTTAGCAATTTAGGAGGTTGAGGAATGAAACAACCTGAACGATACCTATCTAGACATTTTATTTCTGAACTTATTGAAGACGAAGATATTATCTTCAATAAAGACAGTGAATATCACAAGCAGCAGAAGAAGGAAAAGAAGAATCCTATTTTTAAAAGAAATAAGTCCAAAAAAAGATGGGCGCTTTGAGGAGGTACAGAATGATTCCAAAATTTAGAGGTATATCTATTGCTGACGATAGCAAAGGTAAAATGCAATATGGTTATCCGATTGCAGATGGTGAACAAGCATTTATTATCAATGAAGTGGTAGAAGCTAATGAACAATATATCACTATCGGCTCTTGGTGTCCTGTAGATCAAAAAACAATTGGACAATCCACAGGTCTCAAAGATAAGAATGGCAAAGAAATCTTTGAGGGGGATATCATCAGAACAAACGCTTATGGCTGTATTGTGAACTTTGGGGAATATACCTATTTTGAAGACGAAGACACACAAACAACCGAAATTGGCTTTTACTTGTCATTTCTGAACGTCAAACCAGCAACTTATGCGCCTTTTGACAATTATTATTGAGATAATTGCCAAGTAATCGGAAATATTTATGAGAATGAACTTGATCTGATAATGTACGAAGCCTATAAATATAATAAAGGGAAGAATGAGGTGGAATGATGAAAAAATACATTAAGAATCATCGTGATGAAATTCTTATGGGGTTGCTGTTAAGTTTAGGTTATTTGTTTGTTATCGGACTTACTTATGCGATTTTAGATTATAACTTAGGTGCTGGCGTCATTCCGTTTCTATTCTCGATATCTGTTTATGCACTGGAAACATTGCTTTACTTGACAATGTTAAGTTATTTATTTCAGGGGGATAACTAATGGATCTATTAACATTTATTTTCGGCCTCCTATCGCTTGCGTGGCTGGGAGGCCTCGCGGTGATAGGCTGGGCTATGTGGAAAGAGGGGCGGGAAGATGATGAATAACGATAAGCTAATACGTGCGAATTTTGCGTTTATCCTTTTTGTCTTAATTGCTGTATGCGTCAATCTAAACGCACGGGTCCGGACGTTAGAAACGAGCAACAGCGAGCTACAACGAACAATCCAAACACAAAAGGACGAGCTCGAGAAAGCTGAAGAAAAAAATGTCATGCAAGACGTGATTATAAATAAATTGAACAATGATTATAATTCACGTATGGCCCAACAATTACAAGAGATCGCCGATCAAAACGGCGTCGGGGGATAGCATGAAAGTTTATGTCGTTAGAAAATATAAAAAACGTACACGCTGGGACGTGAATCATTCGACCAAGTTTGAAGAGATCGAATTTCAGACTAAAGAAGAGGCGCTGGCCTACCGTGATAATCAGAAAGTCGGAGTCTTTGACGTGTACGAAAAAGAAGTATAGAGCCCACTTGGGCTAGAAAGGAGGAGCGCTTGCGGATTGAGACAAGATATGGTTATCTTATAGACGCGCTTCGACGCTACCCGTTCGATAAAGAGATAAAAGAGCGAATCGAAGAGATCAGCTTCCCTTATCAAAATTTCGACGAAAATTGGTTCATAAAGAGCAAGTCAGCAAGTAACACGCCGGAAGCCTTAAAAAACGTGATCCTTAAAGAAAACGATCCGGAACTAATTCGGCTGTACACGTTCGCCGAAGCGATAGAAGAGTACACGAACGAGTGCGAGCCTACAATCTGGGAGGCGATCAAATGCTTATACGTGACACGATCAAAAAATGTCGAAGGCGTGGCCCTCGAGTTGTTTATGTCAAAAAACTCGGTCTATCGAAATGTTATCAAACCATTCTTCGAAGGCCTCGAAAAGAAAGTGACAAGTATTTTTTTAAAAACACGCTGAAATTTGGGAAAAGTGTTCAAAAAAAGGTGGTAAAATTGTATTATCGGGAGATCGAGAGAAACGGAGATCTTCCAGCGGACGACAGGGCCAAGCCAACAGTTACAGCACGTTTTTACTTTCATAAAACTTTTCCCGTTTGTGGGATCTCCTTATTTTTTTAAAAATTTTTCGTTTCGGCGGTTCGATTCCGCCCGTCCGCTTTAGCAAGATTTTCTAATTCTTCCCTTGCGAACATTTCTAATACTCTATACTTTTCTTTTCAGTCTCCCCCTATTCCTTTCTGGGGAGGCTGTTTTTGGTGGTTTTAAAATGCAAATCGAAAGAGTCAAAATAGCCGATCTGAGAGAATACGAGGGCAACGCAAAGTTACACCCACAGGAGCAGATCGACAAGATCAAAAAATCGATCAAAGAATTTGGGAATAATGACCCGATAGCGATTGATGAGAATAATATCATCATCGAGGGGCACGGACGATTACAGGCGCTCGAGCAGCTCGGGTACACTGAAGCGGAAGTCATTCGCTTGTCTCATTTATCAGAGGATCAGAAAAAGGCTTATATCTTGGTCCATAACAAGCTAAACATGGACACGGGCTTTGATACCGAAATGTTAAGAGACGAGCTGGACGGGATCTTCAGTGTGGATATGGCAGATTTTGGCTTTAACTTGCCGGAAGATGAAATTTTAAATTTCAGCTCGGAAGTAGAAGAGCAAGAGGAAGAAGAAAAAGAATTTCGCAGAGAAACAACAATAAATCAATACAATCTCAATCTATTCGATCCACAAGCTACGGAAGGACGTTTTGAAATGCCCTCGCTTCAACCAGTGGATCACGTCCCGGAGCGCTTGCAAGGCTTTAATTACGTTCTAAACAAGCCAGACCATAGCGCGGGAGTGCATTTCTTTCTTGACGACTATCAATTTGAGAGAATATGGCAACGGCCAGAATACTATATCGAGAAGTTAGGTGAGTTTGATTGCGTCTTGACGCCAGACTTTAGCTTATATATCGATATGCCGGTAGCTATGCAAGTATGGAACGTGTATCGCTCGAGGTTGATTGGGCAGCTTATGCAAAGATATGGCTTTACGGTTATTCCCACGGTATCGTGGGCGTATTCGGACAGTTTTTCTTTTTGCTTTGACGGGTTGCCGGAGGGAGCTACACTTGCGATCAGTACAATCGGGGTCAAAAACAATAGCGATCAAATGGAATTATGGCGTGACGGAATGGACGTCATGATCGAGCTATTAAAGCCTAAAAGGTTGATCGTATACGGTGGCGCGGTTGAATATGATTATGGAGATATCGAAGTACACTATTTCGAAAACGAAACGACAGAGAGGTTGAAACATGGGCGGAAGAGGAGCTAAAAGCTCGGGTGGTAAAGGCAAGAAAACGAAAAAAGGCGGGCTCGGTGGCGGTGGCGTGAGCAATGCTGGAACGTTGCCACAAAGCACAGAGTCGAAGCTGAATCCGATCCAGATCAGACTGAAGAAGAAATTGTTTTCTAACTATCACGAGAGACGCGAACAATGGAAGCGAATAGGATCAAGACAAACGATTAATTATGACAAATCAGATAAACGGATCACTCGGACACAAGGCGAGAGTTTTCAAAGCAGGCGGAGTAGTTGGCGACAAAAGAAATATTTTGAGGAATACAAGCCAAACGGAAAAAGTGCGGTACAGATTCAGAGTGGGAAAATGAAAAAGCGCTGGGCGGAACATTTCAACGAGAACCATAACGCGAGACGTAACGGTTTTAATAGCGGTTTTGTAAATGCTCAACGAATTAAAGTGAGGTGAGACCATGGGTGGACGCGGTGCAAGCTCCGGAAGAAGTAACAAAGGTAAACTATATGGGACGGAATATAAAACCGTTCATAAAATGGGGAATATCAAATTTGTTACTCAAAACGAGCAAGGTTCACAAAAAGCCCCGATGGAAACAATGACAAAAGGTAGAGTCTACGCGTTAATTGATAAGAATAAAAACGCACCTAAAAGTATTATCTATTTTGATAAAGAAAATAAGCGTAACAAGCAAATCGACTTGGATCATGTGCATAGAGGGATAAGTCCCCATGCCCATCATGGCTATAATCATGATGAATTTGAGAAAAGCAAAAAGAGGGCAACTAATTTGACGCCAAAAGAGAAAAAACTTGTTGAAAGGGTCAAAAAAGAGTGGTATAATCATATCAAGAAAACGTAGAGAGTCGTATATAGGAATTACGCCTTGATTGAGGAGATTCCGGTTCGAATCCGGGCTTCTACGTCCGGCCCCTTAATTGGGGCTTTTCGTTTGCAGAAATTAAAAAAAGCAACTCCCCTCTTTTGCTATATAGAATGAAAATCACAAGTAACGGCACTTGTGATTTTTTTGTTTGAAAGGAGGTACGAATTGCCCAGAGATGGAACAGAAAACTTGATCCCGTTTAACGAACGAACAGAGGAAGAGCAGAGGAAAATTCAGAGAAAAGGCGGTATCGCCTCGGGTAAGGCCAGACGAGAAAAAGCGGACCTAAAAAAGAAAGTCAATGACATTTTGGCGATGGACGTTTTCAGCCCACAGCTCAAAGAAGCGCTCGAGGAAAAGGGACTAAACGCGACGAACCAGACGGCGATCGCGACGGTCCTTTTGCAAAAGGCCCTTAAAGGCGATATGCGAGCTATTGAGCTCTTAGCCAAGATGAACGGCAACGAGGGCACAAAAGATAATCTCGACAAGAAAGAGCAGAAAGAACGAATAAAGGCTCAGCAGCTCGAGAACCAGAAAAAGGCCCAGCAGCTGGAAGACAATGTCGTTTCAGAAGATATCATGTCCGACTATTTCGACAAGCTGGAAGGAGTGATAAAAGATGGCTCTTGATCGATTATACACAGATAAACAGATCGGGATCTTGCGTCGCTCTATCGCTCGCGATTGGTACATGATGATAAACCACGGGGCAGTACGGGCTGGAAAAACCAAGCTCGACAATGATTTGTTTTTAATGGAGCTGAAGCGCGTCAAGAAAAATGCTGCTAAAGTCGGGGTTCAAAAGCCCATGTACATTTTAGGTGCGGTATCGTCTGGGACGTTACAAACAAATATCTTGCGCGAAATCACGGACGCTTACGGACACGAATTTCAGTTTGACAGACATGGGAACTTTACCTTATTCGGCGTATACGTCGTTACGACGTTTACGGGGTCCATAGCGGGCCTAAAAGCTATTCGTGGTATGACAGCCTTCGGAGCATACGTAAACGAGGCCACACTCGCGAATAAAGAGGTTTTTGACGAGATCTTAAAACGTTGCTCCGGTTACGGCGCGCGTATAATATGCGATACCAACCCGGACCACCCGAAGCACTGGTTAAAAGTCGATTATATCGATAAAGCAGACGATGAAAAGATCATCGCGAATCATTTTACGATATTCGATAACACGTTCTTAAATCAGCGGTACGTTGATAACTTGATCGCGACAACGCCTTCCGGTATGTTTACTGAGCGCGGTATATATGGAAAATGGGTAATCGGTGAAGGTGCGGTCTATCGTGACTTCAAAGAGGAAATGTACGTCAAAAAAGCGCCCGAGCAATTCGCCAAGATTTACGCTGGTGTTGACTGGGGGTATGAGCACTGGGGCTCGATCGTTGTTATTGGACAGACTGAGGCCGGAGACGTGTACATACTCGAGGAACACGCGCACCAGTACAAAGAGATTGACTTTTGGGTGGACGTTGCAAAAGATATCAAGGCGCGTTATGGCGATATATTTTTCTGGGCTGATAGCGCACGGCCCGAGCACGTCGGACGGTTTAACCGCGAGCGACTCAAGTGTTTCAATGCGTATAAGTCGGTATTATCTGGAATTGAGGAAGTGGCCAAACTGATGAAGGGTGGCCGTTTTTTTGTCGTTTCAAATAAGGTCCGGAAGTTCAAAGACGAGATATATCAATACGTCTGGAACGAGCGCACAGGCGAACCGCTGAAAGAGCATGACGACGTATTAGACGCGGTAAGGTATGCGATCTATTCACAGCACGTCTACGATACAAGCAGCACAGTAAAAGAGCGTATGCAAAGCGCGCAATATTATTTCTAAAGGGAGGAATAAGAGAAATTGAAATTTTTGAAAGGACGGCGTTTTGACGAGAACGCGAATCGTCAATTCATTATGACGACCGAAGATTTTGAAACGATCGAATACGAGGGTCAGAAATGGATCGAACGCCTAAAAAACTATATCGGGACGCACAGATCCGAGCAATTGGACCGTTTGAAAGAGCTCAAACGTTATTATCTTGCTGATAATAATATCAAGTACCGCGAGGACAAAAGCGATCCATACAGCGCAGATAATCGAATCGCGAGTGACTGGGCAAAATACATTGCTATTTTTGAACAAGGATATATGTTAGGAAACCCGGTCGAATATAAGAATGAGAACGCGGAGATCCAAAAACAGATTGACCAGTTTTCAAAGCAAAACAACGAAAAGGACCACAACGTCGCGATCAAAACGGACCTCGCGATCTATGGCCGGGCTTACGAGCTTCTGAACACGTATCAAGACGAGGACGGGTCAGTTTGGGTCAAGCTCTATCGTATGGATCCAGAGCAAACTTTTGTTATTTACGACGACAGCTACGAGCAACGTTCTTTGATGGCTATCAACTATTACTCGATCAGTTACGGTAACGGCCACAAACGCGATTTTGTAAAGGTCTATACTAGTAACGCTATTTACGAGTACGTGGACGATAACCAAGACACGGACACGCTTCATCTTAAAGACGTAAGCGAGCATTTCTTTAATGGCGTACCAGTAAACGAGTTTAGCAACAACACGGACCGGACAGGCGCGTTCGAAGCCGTGCTGGACTCTATCGACGCTTACGACTTGTCACAGTCAGAGCTCGCGAACTTCCAGCAAGACAGTAACGAAGCTCTTTTGGTAATCTCCGGGAATCCATTTACCGGGGTCGACGACAAGGACTTCTTAGAAGATGGCCGAATCAATCCGAATGGGCGACTTGGTGTGTCTCAAGCGTTTAAAAAAGCTAAAATCTTAGTTCTTGATGATAACCCTATTCCGGGAGGATCGAGCCCAAGCGCGAATTATCTCGTTAAATCATATGACACGGCAGGGGCCGAAGCGTACAAGGAACGGCTGGTTCAAGATATCATGCGGTTTACGTTCACGCCAGATACCACGGACAGCAACTTTGCAGGTACACAGTCGGGTGAAGCGATGAAATATAAGCTCATGGCGTCTGATAACTATCGAGGCAAGCAAGAATTGCTCTTTGAAAAAGGACTCATGCGTCGTTTACGTCTCGCGGTCAATATCTGGAAGATCAAGGGCAACGATTCAGAGAATTATAACCTTATCAATGAAACAAGCGTTGTTTTTAAACCAAATATCCCGCAAAATAACAGCAAGATTGTGGCAATGGCCAAGAATCTGTATGGCGTGGTAAGTGAACAAACAATCTTCGAAATGCTCGAACAAGTGACAGGCGTCGACGCTGAAGCAGAGCTAAAGCGTATGAAAGAAGAAACGGAAAAAGCGCTTGAAATGCTCCCACGAATCGAGCCAAAAGCCGGCAAGGTAGCGATAGATGAAGAAGATAAAGAAGATGAAGAAACTGAAGCTGACCAACCATGAGGAATACTGGGAAGCACGCGCCCGGGAGATATTCGAGTACGTTGACCGGAAAGATATAGACTTCTTCGCTGAATTAGAAAAAACTTACCGCAACGAGGCAGTAAGACTTCAAAAGTCGTTGTTTGACTTTTACGCAAAGTACGCCGAAGATCATGAACTCACTTACCAAGACGCAACGAAGCGCCTTCGTGGTGAGGATTTGAGTGACTATGTGGATAATGCGACGTTATACCGCGAGCAGGCTGAGAAAGATCCAGAGCTATTGAAGCGTTTGAACCAACAATACGCGTCAGCTCGAGCGATCAGAATCGAGGCTTTGCAGCTAGAAGCTATCCACAGGCTCGGAGTGCTTACAGGAGCGCTCCATAAAAGCTTCGAGAAGTATTTATTCAACGTTGCAGAATACGCGTACAAAAAGGCAATGGGAGGCCGTACAGGCGCGGTCAACCGTCCAGCGTTTGAAGAGATTGTCAAAACCCCTTTCAATGGTCGGAACTATTCCGAGCAACTTTGGGGCAACACGGACAGCCTCGCGCAAAAGCTGAAAGAGGTATTTAAACAAGGCTTCATACGTGGGGACAGCCCACAAGATATGGCCCGCGAGATCCGGAAAGAATTTAACGTGGCACGGTCGCGAGCTGAAACATTGGTAAGGACCGACGCGACGGCCGTCATAAATCGGGCCACTATCAAGCGGTATCAAAAAGCGGGGCTTGAATACTATAGAATCTTGGTCGTGCTAGACGATCGGACCACTCAAATATGCCGGCGAATCGCGCAAGAAAACAAGCTGTACAAGCTCGAAGACGCGCAAGTCGGGGTTAATATGCCCCCGTTTCATTACAATTGTCGTTCTACGATCATGCCTGACGCGGAAGAAATAGAAGAGGAGGAATCTAGTGATTAATATCTGGGATATGGTATCTTACACAGCGGGCCTTTTCTGCTTTGCCTTTGTGGTATTAGTAGGCTGGGCCGTGATCGCTGGAATGATCGAAGGTATCATAAATAGCATTAAACAGTCACGAGGTGGCAAGGATCAGTGATCGGAGGTGATCCGGTATCTTGACAGGCTGGAATAGACAGCCAAAATGACCAAAAAGGAGAAAACAAAAATGACTGAATGGCAAAAACGTTTTATGAAAGAGTATCACGAATTAAGAGATCGTTTCCAAAAATTAGACGTTATGATTGGAAAATACGAAAAAGGACAGCTTGAATTTGAGCCAAAATGTCCGATCGATTTATTGAAACGTCAGCGCTCGGTTATGTGGGAATATCTTTCGATTTTAGAGCAACGTGCGCGAATTGAAGAAGTTAAACTGTAAGACTGTATCTTATACAGTCTTTTCTTTTTGTCCAGACTATGCGGAGGACGTTAAAAGCTGCATTGTTTCGTCGCCGGACGTAAAACGAGAAAATCGAGTGACGGCGTAACCGTCGGAGGAAAATAATGTCAGAAAATACACAAGCAGTCGAGACTGAAGCACTTGAGCAAGACGTCACTCAAGAAGAACAAGTCGAAACAAAGCAGGAAAAGGCAGAGCGTACCTTTACACGCGCCGAGTTTGGGAAAGCAATCGCAGCCGAGATCGCCAAGGCCCGTGCCAGCTGGGAAGCAGAGCAAGCTGAAGCAATCGAAAAGGCCAAAAGCGAAGGCGAACGCCTCGCAAAGCTGACCAAAGACGAACGCGCAAAAGAAGAGGAAGCGAAACGAATCCAAGCGATTGAAGAACGCGAGCGAGCTCTTGCGATTAAAGAAATGCGCGTGGCCACTCAAACGCTATTGAGCGAAGAAGGACTTCCGGGCGAGTTTATTGATTTTGTGATCGATGAGACGGCCGAAGCCACAAAGGAGAAGATCGGCACTTTGCGACAAATCTTTGATAAAGCAGTAGAAGCGCGCGTCGATGAACGCTTGACACAGAAAGCCCCTCGCAAGGGTACGGGCCCAGTATCTATGACGAAAGCGGAGATCATGGCTATTGAGAACGACGAAGAACGTCAAGCGATGATCGCTGCAAACATTGGACTATTTAAAAACTAGAAAGGGCTATTAAAATATGGCTGAAAACAAACTTACAACCATGACAGATCTTGGCGAAATTAAGTCCATTGATTTTGTCAACAAATTCTCTAAAAATATCAACGACTTACTTCGTCTTTTGGGCGTAACTCGCCGTCAAGAGTTGACGAATGACCTCAAGATCCAAACTTACAAATGGACAGCGGACGTTGACACAACTAAAACCGCTGAAGGTGAAACAATTCCGCTCTCTAAAATGACACGCGCAAAGGACCAAGAATACACGGTAGAATGGTTCAAGAAACGTCGTGCAGTATCAGCGGAAGCGATCGCCCGTCACGGTGCGTCACGCGCTATCACAGAGGCAGATACACGCTTGCTTCGTGAAATTCAAAACGGAATCAAAGAAGACTTCTTGGCTTACCTCAAAAAGACTAAAACAAAAGTCAAAGGGAAAAGCCTTCAACAAGCTCTTGCGAATAGCTGGGGCAAATTGACCACTTTCAACGAGTTCGAAGGATCTCCACTTGTATCATTCGTTAACCCGCTTGACGTGGCAGAATACCTTGGAAACACAGCGGTAGCGTCTGACGCTTCAAACGTGTTCGGGTTCACACTTTTGCAAAACTTCCTCGGTATGCAAAATGTTATTGTTATGCCTTCATGCCCACAAGGCAAGATCTATACAACAGCCGTTGAAAACCTTGTTTTCGCTTACCTAAACGTTGCTGGTGGTGATCTTGGTGGATTGTTTGCGGACTTCACAGATGAAACAGGCTTGATCGGTGTGGCGCGTGATCGTCATTTAAATAACTTGACTTTCGAGTCAGTATTCTTTGGCGCTAACGTTCTTTTCGCTGAAATTCCGGACGGTGTGGTGGAAGCTACAATCGAACCAGCGTCAGCGGTAGCAGCCTAGTTTTAGGAGGTTTGAGCGATGACAGCAATCAATATCGATCAAGTAACGGAAGAGCTTCGCTTGCTGAAAGGTATTCCCAAAGCTGACCAAGAACAAGACGATCTTTTGACCCTTATTGTACGGGATAGCTTCGAGCGTATGATCGCTTACGTCAATCAATTCTCGGATACAGCACTCGAGGAATTGCCCGGAAGCGTGGCTTATATCCTTCGAGACGTTGCCGTCAGTCGCTTCAACCGTCTAAACTCGGAAGGCGCGACAGCGGACAGCGAGGAAGGCCGGAGCTTCACTTGGGAGTCTAGCTATCTAACAGATGAACATAAGGCCGTATTAAAAGGCCTTGCGGTCAAACACAACGCCCGCGGAATCGCTCGATTCATTTAAAGGGGGCGCATGTATGATCTATAATGAACGCGTGACTTTGATCTTTGAGGAAGAACCAGAGGACGAATTGCTTGAGAGCACGGAAACGAAAAAGAGTTTTCCAGTCCCTTGTATGCGAAATTCATTATCTAATTACGAGATGATAGGGCTCTATGGTAAGTATGATTTTAATTCGTTCAAATTGCACTTACAAGGAACGCATAAGGGCTTCTCGGAAGTGATTTACAATGGCCAGCGCCTCAAGATCAAGGGCAAGAAATATCATCATAATAGCACGGTTATTTACTTATGAGTTTTTCATATACAGTAAAAGGGCTGGACAAGTTTATTCGACGAGTCCAAAGCAAACCACGGGAAGCGCGTCGGGCTGTATCGGCAGAATTGCAACGATCGGCCTTGCGCGTGGAACGGAAAGCCAAGATGAAAGCGGCAGTCGATACCGGATTCATGAGAAACGGGATCTTCGTCGCTCGGGTGGGTATGTTACGTTATAAGGTAACGTCGCCCGCGGGCTATTCGGTCTATGTGGAGCTTGGGACTCGGAAGATGAAGGCCCAGCCGTTCCTTGGTCCAGCCGTTAAGGAAGAAAGCGAAGTGTTATTTAAGAACCTTCGTAAAATGTTTAGGAGGTGATTCATGGCAAACGAAACGCCTTCAGTCAAATTGCTCGCAGATTTACGCGAAAAACTAAAACCGCTCAATATTCCGATCAAATTTAAGTTACCAAAACAAGACACACTCGAGCCGTTTCTAGTGATCGGGCAATCTAGCTCGGACACGTCTAAAACAGCTCAAACGGGGCTTATTATTGAGGATATGAGCGTACAAATCGATATTTTCTTACCGGGCACGGAAAGCCGGGTCGGGGTCGAGAAAGTCAAATCTGAGGCCCTTCGCAGGATCGGCCACAATCGCAATATTAACGCGAGCGTACTCTTAGACGATACGATAGGCCGGGAAGTCTATCATATTGTCATTGCACTAACAGACACAATTTTTTAAAAGGAGCATTTAATACATGGGTGCAGAAGAAGAAAAAGCAAAAATTAAAATTACGATCGCAAAGCCGATCGTAGGTAAAAAAGTATTTTACTTTATTCAATCTATCCACGCTGAGAAGGGTAACGGAGCTATGCTTCCAGCTTACCGTACAGACGGCACAACTACCATGGGTGGCGAATACATTGACGAACAAACTCAACAAGGGCGCTTGCTTGAAAAAGCAACCGATGAGCACTCTATCGAGTTAACTCAATACTTCGCACCTAAAGATCCATCTGTTCAAACTGTGCTTGACGCACAGAAAACCGGTGAATCTTTGAAGATCTGGCGCGTTATCGTAGATGATAGCGTCAAAGATTCTTCAACTGGTAAGGACACTTACCCAGCTCAATTCGGTTATGGTAAGATCACAGACGACGTTGAGTTCACTGACGCGATCGATGGATTTGTTGAATTGAACTATACCGTCGGTATCGTTGGACGCTTGCGAGATGGTAAATTCCCACTATCAGCGGAAGAGATCGCGATGTTAAACGACGTTTACGAGTACCAAAACCCGGGCGAAACAACAGGCGATTACAACAATATCACACGCTAATTTTTCAAGCAAAGGGGCCTCGGAAGCCCTTTTGCTTTTATTTTTTTGACAAAAAAGGAGTTATTCAATGGAATTTACAGTAGGTAGCCGCGCAATCGAAATCAAATTTGATTATATGACCATGTACAAGGTCAATCGTGACTTGGGATCTCAAGCCCCAGACGGTTCACGAAACGAAGACGGTGTCGGTGCTCTATTCCTTCGCGTCGTGGACCGTAACGATTCAGCTCTTGTGGATCTTATCAAGCTATGTGCAAGCAAGAAAGCGAAAGCCGTAAGCGACGAAGAAGCGATCAAAGCAATCGCGGATAAGATGGAAGAACTCGGAGCAGAAAGCACAGAGCCACTTTTTGAAGCATTGGAAGAAGAGATGGTTGAATCTGGTTTTTTCAAAGAGAAAGTTTCGAAATACTTAGAAAATCTCGAGCTGGGATTGAAGTACCTCAAAGCCAAAGCCGAAACAGCGGAGGACAAAGCGCAAGCGGAACTTCAAATCGAGCAGACAGAGGCGCAGATTGGGCGCTTGAGAAACGCAATCTCTTAATAGAGTGCGCTCGCTTGGGCCTGACTGACCCGAATATTATTTTTTCATGTACGAAAAACGAGCTCGACGCGATTCGCGAGGGCCTTTATTATCGAGCGATCGAAGAGAGGGAAAACCTCGTCGAGCTTGCTTTTAACTTACGATACACTCTAAACGCTAAAAAAGCGGACTTTGGAAAGTTGAGCAAGAAAAAAGATCGTGAAAAGGTCCGACGTCTATTTAGACAGCGCGAAGAGCGCGGGGACTCTCAAGGTATGCTCGAGAAGATCGAGCGTCTTAATGAACATTTCAGAAATAGATAGATAGGAGGTGGGGCGATGGCGTTTGACGGATCAATAGAAGCGATTATTGGCGCGGATTTAACCGGTTATGAAAAGGCGATGAGCGACGTCGTGAGTTCGACGCGTAAAGCATTTCAAAGCGCGGCACAGGAAGCGTCAAAGAGCGCGAATCAGATGATTCGGGAAGTCGGGGAATTAATGAACCGGCTTGCAAACAGTAACCAAAATATCGGATCCAAGATCGGCCAAGGATTGACCGGCGGATTCAAAATCGCCCTCGGAGAGCTACAACGTATCTCTTCTAACATTGGCGCAAAAATACCTGACCCCATAAGAAAGGCATTTACTCGCGTTTCGGCTGACATTAAGTCAGTCTTAGGCACGATGAAAAATGACGTCTCAACACTTGGGGCCGGTATTAATTCGAAAATTAAAAAAGCGTTTGACTTTGATATTTCGAAAGCGATCAAATCGCCAAAAAGCGCGTTTGCTGAGATGGCAAACAGCGTTGACTCTATGGCCCAACGGATCAGCTCCAAAGTCCACAGTTTAGGCTCAGTCTTTACTAATTCGGCTAATAATATGTCCGGATCATATAAGACGGCCTTCGGTGCGATGGGGGACTCTATGGCCCGGCTCGAAGCTCGGATCCAGTCAACGGCTGGAAACATTACGAGCGCGCTTGGCCAAAAAGTGCTAAACCCGATCAACTCTTCATGGTCCAGTATGTTTTCAAACTTGACCAGCAAGGCTAACAGCTTCGCGGATCGAGTTCAAAACTCTTTCGGTGGTAAGATCTTATCATCAGTTAACAACCTCGCGAGCAACGTAAGCGGACGACTTGGAAACGCGTTTCAGACAACAGGCCAGAAAGCAGTCAGCGCGTTAACTGGAATTGTTAACCATACAAATCAAGCGGCGAGCGCGTCAACGAACTTACTCAAACAAGTTTTAGGCGTTGCTGCTGCTTACAAGCTCTTTGATCTTGGTAAACAAGCGATCAAGAGTACTGTTTCAAAAGCTGCTGAATTCGAAGCTAAAATGAGCAATATCAAGGCCGTTACTGGTGAGAGCGCGGAAACGATGAAGAAATTAAACGACGCCGCAATTAAAGCCGGAGCAGATACAGCCTTTAGCGCAGCGGACGCAGCGGACGCGATCGGAGAACTTGCAAAAGCTGGGGTATCAACGAAAGATATCTTAAACGGCGGTCTTACCGCGTCCCTTAACTTGGCCACGGCTGGGGAATTGGACTTGAAAGAAGCGGCTGAGATCACGTCAACAGCCTTAAACGCGTTTAAACGTGACGGCATGACGGCCACACAAGCAGCAAACCAACTCGCGGGAGCTGCTAACGCGTCAGCGACAGACGTTCACGAACTGAAATATGGTCTTTCCATGGTCGCTCCGGTAGCGTCTGGGCTTGGTCTATCGTTCCGTGATACCACAAACGCCCTCGCAGTATTCGCTCAAAACGGGCTCAAGGGATCAGACGCCGGTACATCACTTAAAACTATGCTTATGAATCTGCAACCGCAGACGAAAGCACAAACGAACATGATGAAAGAACTCGGTATCATTACGGCCGATGGCTCAAACCAGTTCTTCACGGCTGAAGGTAAGATCAAGTCATTCGCTGAAATTTCGCAAGTTTTGAAAGAACGTTTAGGCGGACTTACGGACGCGGAAAAACAAATGGCCTTGAAAACCATGTTCGGTACCGACGCAGTGCGTGCTGCTACTATCGCGATGAACGAGGGAGCAGATGGCGCTAACAATATGCAAGCAGCTATTGACAAAGTAAGCGCAGCTCAAGTGGCAGCCGAAAAGCTCAACAACTTAAAAGGGGCCGTCGAGGCCTTGAGTGGTTCTTGGGAAACACTTCAAATCAAAGTAGGTACGGCAGTCTTGCCAGTTCTTACGACGCTCGTAAAATGGATTGACAAGTTAGTTGACAAATTGTCCAACTCGCAAGGGTTACAGAAATTCTTGGACGCTCTCAATTCGTTAAACCCGGCATTGAATCAATTCCTTAATGGAACTAAAATGTCAGACGAGCAAGCGAGCAAGTTTAAAGGGACTATGCAAGCCGTAAAACCGGCAGTGACGGCTCTTGTGGGCGCGTTTGCGTTTGGTCCAGCGGTTCGCGGACTAACTTCGCTTACTGGTGTTATGGGCACAGTCGCAAGTAAGACGATGGCCCTCGGTTCGGTCGCGTCGGGTGCATTTAGCACGGCCGGCGGATTCATTTCGAGCTTCGTTGGTAAGATCGCAGGTATTCCGGGCGCACTTGGTGGTGCTGCTTCGCAAGGCTTATCAGTCCTTGGAATGATGACAAGCGGGATCGCTTCCGTTATGGGAATTGCCCTCGCGTCAATCGGTCCAGCTGCTATTTTGGGTCTAGTCCTTGCTGGTCTTGGTCTAATTAACCAACAATTCGGGCAACAGATCGATCAGTTGATTACCACGGTAACGACTAAAGGCCCGATGATTATTCAAAACCTTGTAAACGGGATCACTAGTCAATTGCCGAGCTTGATCGCTTCGGGCGCTGATCTAGTGGCCAAACTCGCACAAGGTTTTGCAACAATGTTCCCGGTTATCGTAAACGCTGGTATCCAGCTAATTGCTAGTCTGGTTCAAGGTGTGGGCCAAAATGCAAGTTCTTTGATCTCGTCCGCGATAACAATTATCGGAACCTTGGTCGATAGTTTACTTTCAGCATTGCCACAGTTGCTCGCTATTGGTATGCAGTTACTTCTTAGCATTACAGAAGGTATTTTGCAAAACTTACCGCAAATCCTTTCGGTAGCGCAACAGATTGTAACTAACTTCATTACAAACATTCAAGCGCAATTCCCACAAATCCTCGAACAAGGTATTCAAATTCTGATGAATATCGTTAACGGTATCGTCCAAGCCTTGCCGACAATTATTCAGATCGCGACTCAAGTCATGGTAGGCTTCATTCAAACAATCCTGTCAAACTTACCAACGGTCTTACAAGGTGGTATTCAATTAATTGTAAGCCTCGTTCAAGGGATTATTAGTTCGTTACCACAGATCGCGCAAAGTGCAGTACAGATCATCGGTCAGATGATCCGTGGTCTTGCCCAAGCCTTGCCACAACTTCTTATGGCAGGAGCTCAGTTGGTCGTACAGCTCGCACTTGCGATTGTTAAAGGCTTGCCGAATATTGTTTCGGCTGCTTGGGAGATCATTAAGGGGTTCGGTGGAGCCTTGCTTAATTTCGTACCAGAGGCCTTGAAAGCCGTCGCAGACGCAATTGGAGACTTCTTCGGTGGGATCTGGGACTGGATCACTGGTAAGTCAGACGAAGGCGGAGAAAAAACAAAAGCGTCTATTGATGGGACGGCTGAATATGTATCGGGCAAGAGCTCAGAAACGACGTCCAAGATCAGCGCGGACGCTGAATCGGCAAGTACTAGTGTGTCGGCTTCTTACGGGCAAATGAGCGCGAACACGATCGCGTCAACGTCTAATATGTATACTGGCGTTACAACCAATATGTCCCAAATGGCCACAAATGCGATGGACAGCACAACTCAGTTACAACAAAACGCCTCGGCCAATTTCGGCCAGTTAAACGCTGACGGAACAATGAATTTACAGCAACTTGCTGCAAATGCTGACGCTTCATTTAACCAAATGAACGCGAACGCCCTCGCTCAAACTGGACAGATGAATACAGGCGTAACGAGTAATATCGGCCAGTTGAACGCGAATGCAAGTAATGAGTTGAATCAGTTATTCAACAACGCGAACGCAAGTACGACGGGAGTCAATACGGCTGCAACCACGAACGCGCAACAGGCAAGCGCGAATGTTGTAAGCAACTTCCAACAAATGCAAGTGGGAGCGACGAGCGCTACAAACGCGATGGCAATCAGTGCTCAAACAGATTTTGATAAGATGGCCCAACAGGCCGAGCAATCGAGCTCGAAAATGTCGCAATCTATCACGACTAATTATCAAAATATGCAAAATACTGTTACAAGTGAAATGAACGCAACAGCTCAAGCCGTTCAATCTGGACTAAACAAGATTTCGCAAGCAAGTACACAAGCCGGTAAACAGTTGGAGACGTCATACAAAGCAACTTTCCAAAATGTTACGAATAGCGCAAAAAGTGGTATGCAAACCTTTATTAGCACTATGCAATCAAGCATGGCTCGAGCAGTCTCGCTTGCTGGTTCTACTTGCAATCAAATTTCAGCTTCGTTTAGTTTGTTACCGGCATTGCTTCAAATGGTTGGTATAAATGCAGGTATGGGGCTATACAATGGTCTTGCTTCGATGGCCGGGTCACTTTATGCACTTGCTTACAGTATTGCTTCTAGTATCGCTTCGATTATGCGTTCGGCGTTAAGTATCCATTCGCCATCACGCGTCATGGAAAAAATCGGGGGCTTCACTGGCGAAGGTCTTTATATCGGTATGAAAGACTGGGTTGGTGATATTTATTCTATGGCCAAGGAATACGCGCAAGCTATCACAGACCAAGACTATCAGACTAACAGCGTATTGACCACAAGCGCGAGCGTGACAAGCTCGGGCGTTCGTTCATCTCTTGAGGACTTGAGCGATGAAGTAAAAAATTCGCAACTTTCGAACCAAAAATTCGAAGTACATAACGAGATTGTGGGAGACAAGATCTATACTACGATCAAAGAGAAAGACGCGAGAGAGAAAGCGCTGGACGCTTATTTCGCGTAAGGGGGAACGATGGACTTATTAATTGAGAAAGACGGCCAAAGTCAGAAACTTTCTGACCTTGGCCTTTACAATATCACGGTCGAAGATTCGTCTCCTGCCGTGGAACTATCAAGGCGAACCGTCAAGGGACGCAATGGCTATATTTTCGACGGCTTAACTTATACCGAAAAGAAAATCTCAGTCACAGCTAGACTTTCAGCGGGATCAATGGAGGATTTTTTAAATAAAAAGGACGAATTGACTCGCTGGGTCTTGGGTGACGATAGCTTCTATATCACAAAACTATATCAAAATGTTACTAACATTTACGATTTCCAGACACCCGGACAAACAACGGGCGATCTAAACCTTACCCAGTTACCACACAAAAACTGGAAATATCGTTATAACGTCGTGGGAGATGGCCAAATTGATTTTGATTTTATCGGCAATTCGGAAGCTGGAATCAAGTACAATGTTTCATTTTCATTCGTGACAGCCGAGCTCCCGTATGGCGAGACGGTCCCGAGGGATCTCGCACTTACGACGAACAGCTTTCCATACAACGGTACGGCACCGCTTAGCCAGCTAGAAGTTCCGTTTGTCGTGGAATTGACCGCAAACGCTGATAACACTGATTTCTTTCTTGAAATTGACGGCCGGCGGTTTACTTACCGGCACACAGAAACGCCTTTAAGATCAGGCCAAAAGCTCATTTTGAAAGGCGTCGAAACGGCGATCTATCAAGGACCAGCAACGGAAGACTTAAACGTCAACAACCGGACGAATTACGAATATTTCGTCATTCGGCCAAAGCCTAATCGTTCGATCAATTGGTTTACTAATTTTAAGGGGACCGTCAAGATCCTCGGATTCAAAGAATTATATCGTTAGAGGGGAGGTGGACTTTTGATTACTTTTTACGACGAAACGGGCAAAGGATACGGAGCCCAAGTCGAGCTAAAAACTAAAAACGCGGTAAATGGTGAGCGATCGATCTCGGGAACAATTGTATCTAATAAGCAAGTTCTTTCACGACTCGATCGTGGGTGGAGTTTTACTTTCGATGGAGAACTCTATAAGATTATTTACGCTAAACCTAAAGACGAAGGTAAAAACATTTCGCTATCGTTTGACGCGGTCCACCAGTTCTTCTACGATTTCGAGCACTCAAACTGTTATAAAGAATTTAACGGCTCGAATCGCTTCGAAGTCTATATCGAGGCTATCTTCAAAGATAGTGGCTATCGGTACGTTATCGAGGCGGAAACTAAAGCGATTCGGAAAGAGAATTTCGGTAACGCGAAACGGCTCAAAATGTTCAAAGAGATCATTAAAGCAGCCGGCCTTGAGTTTTCGGTAACTGGTAAGGTCGTTCGAATCTTGAAAAAAGTCGGTACGGATCTTTCGACGGTTGTCCGGAAAAACTTCAACATGAACGAGCTGACGATTGAAAAGAATATCGGCAACTTTATAACGTACAAAAAAGGTCTTGGGGCGTGGAAAGATGAAAACAACCACGACGCGGGCCGATATACGTCCGAATACGAGAGCCCACTCGCTCGGATCTATGGCCGTATCGAGGGCGAACCGGTAAGCGACGAACGCTATAAAGAGACTGGTAAGCTCTTGGAACGGCTAAAAAAAGAAGTTGACGAATCCTATTCGATCTCGGTCCAGCTTGGTATGGAAGATCTCACGCAGGCCGGTTATAAATACACACGGCCTCGCGCTGGTGACTATATCATGGCTATTAATGAGACGATCGGGTTCCGCGAAAAGATTCGTATCGTGTCTTACGAAAGCTCTTACGACGTCACAGGCCGGCTCTTGTCTCACAAGGTAACGTGTAACGATATTGGGACTGTACAGAAAGCGATCACGTCGGAAGGCTCGATCATGCGAAGTGTGTCCGAGTCTAAAGAGTACGCTGAAGGGGCTCTTGAGGTGGCTACACGGGCACTTGTCTCCGCAAACGGCAAGAATACCAACTATTACGGAGCCACGAAGCCCAAAGATGAGCCACGAGGGACGCTCCATGAAGGTGATCTCTTATACTTGACCGTGGGCGAGGAAACAGAACTCTATTATTGGTCAGGTACGGAATGGCTTCCAAAGATCCTCAAAGTCGATACAACGAAACTCGAAAAGCTATTCAACGACACGCAAGTATCAACGAACCAAGCGATCGCGCAAGCAAACGCAAAGGCAGAAGATGCCCTCAAGAAAGCCGGTACGCTACCAGATACGCCCACGTTGTCCGAGCAGATCAAACAGCAAATCTTATCTAGTCCAGACTTAAATCGCAAGGTAACAGAAACGCTCAATCAGACTGACGGCGGGGTTATCTATAATAAGATATACCAAAATATCAAAACCGACTTTGTTGAACAAAATGATATTAACCAAGTCTTGACTAGTTTCAGCGAGGAACTTCAAGCTCAAGTTGTAGAATTTAACAAACTCACAGAATCTAACAAGCTCTACGAACGTATCATTGGCAAGTCCGAAACAGACGCGCCAGATAAGCTCTCACGGCTGGTTATGGGCAGTCAGATCTTTCAGACTGAGGTCGGACAGTATGTTAATACTAATGGTGCTAACTTGTTAAATGGTTCGAAAGGGCCATTTAAACCAGACAAGAAGCCAGCTAACTTTGATAATAACATCTTGTATAAGGGCAACACGTCCATTTATATGGAGCAAGGACAAGAGTACATCGTTAGTGCTAAAACAGACGGTAACTTTACAGCCCATCACGATGGACTTAAAGAATCCGATAATGTAGTTCTTTGGATTATGGACAAGGATGTCAGAAATTATCAAATTGTATCGGACCTCAAGACTGGCACGACTGGAACCAAGATCACTTGGAATAAGCCAACAGGAACTTATCACTTGCGCGTTAACACCTATAGCAAAGATCCGGATAAGCTAAAATCGGTTTGGGACGTGAAAGTTGAAAAAGGATCAATCAAGTCTGATTACACATTATCACTAACCGACCAACTCAAGGCTGATCCGTTGATCGAAGCTACACGCACACAAATGAGCCTGCTAGCTGGGTCTTGGGCCGTAAAAAATCTCAACAGCAACGGTGATGTGCTGAACTCAATCAACGTACTGGCTGACGGCACGAACCGATTTGATGGACGGTTAACGCATATCACAGGACGAACCGTTATCGACGAGGCCGTGATAGATGGTGCGTCCATCAAGTCGTTATCGGCTAGTAAATTGTCTGGTGGTGAGGCTGACTTTGCTAAAATGAATGTGGTCAATTTTGACGCGAAGAATGTTACATCTGGAACATTTACGGGTCTCACGTTTAGAGGGGGTCTGATCGAAGGGTTAAACGGCAAGATGAATATCGATCTGCAAAACAGTCAAATAAACATATTGGATAATGACGCTGGGATCAATCGGCAAAAAGGAGGATTTCCATTTCAGTTTATCCGAATGATAAACGACACCCAGATCACTAATCGAGGGCCAAAGAATTCGACACTTACAATTTTAGGCTCAAATCGAGACGGAACCGGAATGTCGCATAACAGTGGTTTTGCTGGATTTAGATCATACAACAGCGCTACAGACTCACTATCAGAAATCGTCGGAGATCAAGTGCTTATTATGACTAACAACAGTAAACGTAGTCCGTGGATATTTAAAGCAGCAGATTATACTGATAACCATCACAGATTGATACCGTCAAACGAAAACGGTACTAGACACTCAATCGGACGAAGTGATAGACGACTGGGAGAAATCCATGTTGATGAAATCTATATAAATGGTGTCCGTCTTAAAATGGCACTTAAAGATATGCTCAACCGCATGGGCTATCGAGGTACAGGAAATTGGGGAGATAATGTAAATTAATGAACGAACAAACATATCAACGGGTTTTGAACAAAATCAGCTTTAAATTAGCAAATTCTGAAATGGTGTCTGCACAATTTGAAGCACTCTATGAAGAAGCGCAAGAGCAGTGCAAGCAAGCTAACGACTTGCTAGCTAAATTTAATAAGGTCCTAGACAGCGATCCAGCGCTCAAAGAACTTTTCGATGAAACGGCTCAAAAATTAGAAGAACAAAAGGACTAAAACTATATGGAATTTAAAATCATTAACAAATACTTGCAAGAAGAAGGACGTACCTTTGTATCAATCCGCTCGGCCAACCCTTACACAGCCTTTGAGCGTGTACTAATCGGGGACCGTACCAACGAATCGGACGAAGCACTTATTCAAGCCGTCCTCGGCCAAGTTGTGACTGAATTAAACCCAGTCGAAGGTGTTAAGAAGTTGCAAGAGGATTTATACACGCAAGCCCAAGAGTACGAGGCGAAGCTGGCCAAGAAAGACGAAGAGATCCAAAAGGTAAAAGACGTGGCAGAATGGAGCGTACTCGCTCGTGTAACTGACGTTGACCACCCACTAGATCCTACAGTATTCAAGCGTGGCCTTGAATTGGTGGACCTTGGAAAAGTTGGTGAAACCTACCCAGCACAGGCGATCTTCGCGATTGAGGACCCGAACCATATCGAGAAATACAGCGAAGGCAAGCGCGTGATGGTCCAAGTTAACCAACCATTTACTTACAAGGGCGAAACGCTTGACCAGCTAACAAGCCTTGAGCAGAACGGAAAACTTGCGATCTGGAAATGGACTGAACCAAAAGCTGAGCTTGAAACTCAACCCGTCCAGTAAGCTAGTTAGTTTATAGGGGGGGTGGTTTAATTGGACCTATTAACACTAGTGGACAAGCTGACACCCGTTCTAGTCGTTATCATTCCTAGTTATTTTTCGTTCAAGAGTACAAAAACCACTAAAGAAGCTGACAAACGTCTTGAGGGTCTATCTACCAAGATAGACACCCTCGAGAAGTCAGTCTCAAACGTGGAAGAGATCGGAAAAGATAATCGAAAGAATTTAACGATGATCGGGAAAGGCTTGCAACGGCTCCAACGTTTTCGATTGCAGGAAAATTTGAAAAACGCGCTCAAGCGTGGACACACTAACCAGCACGAGATCGAGGAGCTATCTAAACTGTACGAGAGTTACGTCGAATTGGGCGGTAACGGAGCTATTAAAGTGCTTTTTGAGCGCTTTTTGGAATTAAACATAGAAGAGGACAAATAAAATGGATCAAATCACTAATATTATCACAACGTCAGCAATGAGCATTTTAGTTGTATTAACTGGTATCGTGGTACAAGCGATTAAAAAATACTTATTAATGCGTGGTGGCAAGAAAGCAATCGAGATCGTTGAGATTTTGGCTAAAAACGCAGTCAACGCTACAGAGCAGGTCGCTGATAAGTTGGATATTCACGGCAAGGACAAGCTCGAACACGCTAAAACTAGCTTGATCGAGGGCCTTGAGTCTCAAAATATCTACTTGACGAATGAAGAACTTAATACTTTCATCGAAGCAGCGGTAAAACGTGCTAACGACGAATGGAAAAAATAGGAGATAGAAAATGAGTGTACAACAATCTATCGTAAACGGTTTTACTAGTCGACGCGGGCTGATTACTTATTCAATGTTCGGAAGCCGTAACGGCTCAGACGGCACCGGGGATTGCTCAGGTATCATGTCGCAAGTATTGAAAGAAGCTGGGATCAATATCATCGGCTTACCGTCGACTGTCACGCTTGGTCAGCAACTCGCAAACAATGGCTTCTACCGCGTAAGTATCAATCAAGACTGGGACGCACAACCGGCCGATATTATCTTGATGAGCTGGGGTGCTGATATGTCAACTTCTGGCGGTGATGGTGGACACGTCGGAGCGATGATCGACGATACATACTTCATCTCTTGCGATTACTCGACTCAAGGCGCAACAGGGCAAGCGATCAATACTTACCCTTGGAACGACTACTACGGCTGGAATAAACCGGCTTATATCGAGGTCTGGCGATACGCTGACACGGCACCACAGACGGACAACCGAGCAAATACGACAGTACAACCGCAAGACAAGGCCTATTATGAAGCGAATGAGGTCAAGTATGTCAATGGTATCTGGCAGATCAAATGTGATTATCTCGCGCCCGTCGGCTTCGACTGGACCGAGAACGGTATTCCTGTTTCGATGGTTAACTGGGTCGATAAGGACGGTAATAACTTGCCAGATGGAGCAGATAAAGACTTCAAATCTGGTATGTTTTTCAGTTTCGAGCTAGATGAAGCCCATATCACGGACACTGGCAAAGGTGGATATTACGGCGGTTACTATTGGCGTTTGTTCGAGTTTGGACAATTCGGACCGATCTGGCTCTCTTGCTGGGATAAGGACGATCTAGTCAACTATTACGAATAA